TCAGTTTTCGTCTTCCGGCGGTGTGGAAGGTTCGATGGTGTAGTGTTTGCCGTGCAGGTTGCAGTCTTCAATGACTGCATCGGCCTGTGAGCGTAATGTCAGGAAGGTACTTAAGCCGGCGTCTTCCCATGTGTCGACAAGATCGGTGTCGAGATTGAGCGCTTTTGAAAAAAATAACGAATCGGCGTAATGAAATCCTTCTTTTGCCAGTTCAGGTTCTCGATGTCCGCGCCAGGCGATCAGCGAGTGGGTTTCTCTCCAGAGTACGATGGCTTCTTGCCTTCCATTTTCGAACTGATAGCCGACAATGCAGAAATGGTTGGGAACAGAGGGATTGCCACGCTTGAAGACAAGAAACTTCAGCTCTTGCTCCATTGCGCTGAACGGGGCATGTTCCGCAGGTTCAATATGCCCGACAGGGGGAGGGTCATAGATCAGATCGGAAAAATCTTCCTTTTCGTCCGCTTTGACCGCTATCAGACCAATGAGCAAATACAGGAAGAATAAAAAAAGGGGTAATCGTTTCATCTGTCTGGCTGTGTCGACTGATTAGGGATTGTTGGGATTTTTTAGATAAGCGTCGGACAGAGAATAAAAGTCCTGGCCGCCAAGTGTGATTTGTAGCTTGGCATGTGGCGTTGGAGATGATCTTCCAGCAGTCCGCCAGTAGTAAAGCGTAGCAGGCGTAGAAACCTTATCTCTTAGGTCCGAACCGGTGGCGATAGCCAATGCATCTTCTACATGACGGCGAAACGTTTCAAACCTTAGATCACTCCCAGTGTTGGCGACTTTGATGCAGGCTTCAATCGTACTGGTCTGATCGGCGCCAATGTTGGGATAAGAAGAGAAGCCATCAAATTGAATACCATGCTGTTTTGCGGTGATAATGCCCCGAAAATCAAGCGTTGATGGTCCGCTGGCAACGTAGCGGCGCAACGTCGGATTAGTTTGTGCCGCGGTTAGGCGATTTTCAATGACAATCCGCATATATTGCATTGCGCGCGCCGCGTCGTCACTGTTTGTATAGTCTGGATGAGAAGGATTAGGGGTTTCTGCGAGCAGCAGGCGTGCCAATGCGCCTGCGTCTGTAGTTTCATCCGGTAGCACGATCTTATCCACGACCTTTATCTGCAACATTGGTACGCACTTGGCGCTGTCAATACAGTCGGCAGCCTTGCCGTCAACGTGATATGTCTTGACATGGACCAGTGCGGCGGTGTTTTTCGCTTTGAGCGTGATGACCTGCTCCAACTGCCGCTCGTTGGGTTTCTGCGAGATTTCCACCGCGCTGGCAACATCGGCCTTGATGGTGAAGTGATTGACCGTCGCCGCGTTCTTCGGCACGCCGCTGAGTTTCAATCGTAAGACGTCGTCGACGACGAGCGTGATCGGGCCGGTGATGGCCTGGCCGTTATTGCGTTTGAATACTGGCATGATAAATTCACATGTCGACGGGATGTGCTGTGAATTATGTCACACTCTTATCTGCTGAGCGGCCCTGGCTCTCTGTAAGAAGACAAGAATTTCAGCCGGATAAAGAAAAACCGTATTTCTCCTTTTCATAGAGGTAAAAACGCTGACGCTGACGCCGGACCGCTATAGGGGTCAGGAGGCTGGACAGCGTCGAACCGTCAGAATCTCCCGCTCAGGTTGAGAGCGCCTCGTTTCCATTGAACGCGGCGAATTCGATCACCCATACCCACGGATCGGCCTGCCAGCTTTCCCGGCCGTGGCGCTTGCGCCATGCGCGGGCGAATCGTTCGCGGGCGTCGCCGCTGTACGGCAGTGCGGGTGCGAAGCCTTCGGCGCTGGCGTCGGCTTCACTGATCCGCTGCAGACGCTCGGCGCGGATGGCGGTGATTTGCAGCAGCATGCGGCTGGCCCAGCGCGGCATCTGCGACGCTGCCCGCCAGCCTCGTGATGACGCAGCGCGCGGCGTGCCGTCGGCGCGGTAAAAAATGCCGTTTGGGTCACGACTGTCCAGCGCCTCCGCGACCGCCCAGGCTTCGCGCACCCACAGTCTGTCGCCCGGCCGTCCAAACGGACAGGGCAGGGACAGCTCCACGGACAGGTCGTTGCGCCAGGCGATTTTTTCACAGACGTCGTGGTCGCCGTGGGGACAGATGTTGCCGCCGTAGCGCGGCTTGAGGAGTCGGCGCGTCTGCGTTTTACGTCCGTCGAGAATCACGCGTGCCGTCGCCGTATCGAGGGTCAGCGGTTTTTCCGCATTTCTTTTCCACAGCGTACCTTCGGCAGTGGCAAGGGGATAGGGGTGTGGACGCGGGTCGCGCTTGCGCCGCGCCATCGCCAAATTGACCGAGCGGTTGATCGAGGCGCACATGATCATGACGCTCTCCTGTCGTCGCCGCGGCAGACAGGCGCGCCGCGGCGCTGTTCGTTGTCGCTATCGTTCTCGAGGCGCTGCAACCAGATCCTCAGACGGCGCAAGTGCGCGCGCTGGGCCTCGATGCACTGCTGTGAGTGATATTGCATCCAGGCGAGGTCGCGCAGCGCGGCACGGTAGCGCAGCCGCAGCCAGATGCGTCGCCAGCGGTTGAGCAGTTTCATCGCGCGTCCTCCTGAATACAGTGCGTCATTGGTTTTGCTGCCTGATGGTGTTGCGCGTCTGGTGTTTTCGCGTTGTCGTTGTCTGCATGCATCGCACTTCTCCGTTATCGCTGTCTGTGGATATGGGCGGGGTTCTCGAACACCCAGCATTTCACCGTCGTCGGGCGGTGCTGCTTTGCGTCGACGCGGGCGTTGAAACGGGCGTTGATGACCGAATACACCGCACGCGTATCGAGAAATTTCGGTTGCCGACTGCTGCGCAGGTAGCGCTTCAACTCGCGCAGCGGCGGCAGCGGCTGGCGCTTTTCGGCGGCCAGTTGATAGAAATGGTTGAGGTTGACCGCGATCAGCTCCGGCGCGCGCGAATGGTTCAGGCAGGGTTCGCTGTCGGGGTCGTCGGTAGCGTTGTTAAGAAACTCGAACGCTTCCCAGAAATCGATTACCACCGGATGGTCGCTGTTCAGCGTTCTTTCCCGCTCGAGCGCCAGCGCGATCAGCGCCGCCTTCGCGGCCTGCCGCGTTTCTTCGTCAAGCGGGCACAGCAGCGCCAGCGCGTCGACCAGCGTCATCAGTTGCGCGTGGTTTTTCTGGATGCGCTGATTTCGCGAACCGGCGGCGCGGATGCGTTCTTCATCGTCGCGCAGTTGCCGCTCCATCAGCGCCAGCACCTGCTTTTCCTGCAGCACCGCCCGCAGCAGAAAGGCGGAGAGTTCGCGTGCCGGCATGCGTCCCAGCGCCAGCGCCGCTTCACGGCCGGCATCGCTCTGGCCGCTTTTGTCGAAATGCAGATGGACGATGCGTTCCATGACCGGGGTCGACGCCTGCACCGGTGCGTTCTGGCTGATCACCAGCGCGGCGCGGAACTGGGGTTCGTAGGTGTCGTTGCCGGCGGATTTGACGCCGGTGGTGCGCAACGTGCCGCCGTTGTAGAGCGACTTCAGGCTGTCCCAGTGAAAGCTCTGGCGCGGCCGGCCGCGGCTGCCGTCGCTCTCCTGCTCGCGGTCCGACTCGATCAGCACCACCGGCAGGTTCGCCACCTGCGCCATGCTGCGCAGAAAGCCGACCTGCGAACCCTTCAGCGGATCGAACCCTTCGTAATGATCGCGGCCGAGCAGTTTCCACAGCGTTTCGATCAGCGTGGTTTTGCCGGCGCCAGGCTCGCCGACGATCTCGATGAAGGGGTACGACTCGAAGCGCTGGCGGATCTGTTCGGCAAACAGGCTGCCGAGCCAGTATGCCAGCGCGATCACGCCGCGCGTGCCGAAGCAAAGGTGGAAGCTGTCGAACCAGCCGGCGGCCATCGCCTGTGGATCGGAATGGATGTCGAGACGCGGCGATTTCGACAGGCTTTTGATCGCCAGCCTGCCGGTATCGAAATAATCTTCGTCGTTCAGTTCCAGCACGCGACCGTCGGCGACGGCGACCTGGTTGAACACGTAGCAGCGGTGGGCGGACGAGTAGCCGAGATAGTCGAGGGTCTCGACTTTCTTGATGTTAAAGGTCCAGCGCGACAGCAGAAAGTCGAGTTGCGACGCGGTGCCGGACCAGATTGCGCCCGCGCCGGAATGCAGCAGGCGTTTCTTGAACTCGGCCGCCGATGAGAGTTGTCCGGCGGTAAAGGTGTTCTTGACGCTGCCGCCGTCATGCGGGAAGTCGATGCGAAAGTAGTACCACGCTTCGTCGGTGACGTCGTTCTTCAGGTAGTACAGCGGTCGCGGCAGACAGTTGCAGATTTCGCTGATGTGATAGCCGCCGTTTCCGCCGCCGCCTTCCGGGATGTCGCCGGCGGTGGTCTTCTTGCCGTCGAGCAGTTTGAACCAGTACAGCCGGTTGCCGTGATCGAAATGAAACGCTCTCCAGCCATGACGGCCGAACATCAGCCGGCCCTTTTCGTCGGCGTTTTTCGCCAGCAGCAGCGCGCCGTGATAACGGTATTCGTCGATATGCTGCGCACTCAGCCGCTCGCGCTGATGCAGATCGTTCCAGTCCAGTTTCGCTTTTCCGGCTGACGGAATCTGCGCCGCCGCGACCGGCCAGCCCTGTTCGGCGGCACGCGCGGCGTATTTGCGGATGAAGCGCCGGCCGGCGTTGTCGGCGTCGTAGGCGAACACCAGCGTCGGGCGGCGCAGCGGCTGTGTACGCGCCAGCGCTTCCAGCGCCGCAGCAGGGTAGTTGTTGCAACTCAGTGTCGCCGCCGCGGGAATGCCGTTCAGCCACAGCGCGATCGCGTCGAAGATACCTTCGACCAGCCACAGTTCTTCGGTCTGGCCGAGCGGCAGATCCGGCGGCGTCCACCATTGCCCCTGATACGAATCGCGAAAGGTCGCCTTGCGCTTGCCGAAGCGCTGCGGCCGGTCGATCAGGCGTTCCCAGTAACCGCCGCCCGGCAGCGTGAAACGCACGGTCGTGCTGCCGAGCCGCAGCTCGGGATTCCAATAATTTCCTTGGGTGTACCAGCCGCGAATGCGTTCGAGCGGAAAGCCGCGCATGTCGCGCAGATAGGCGTCGGCGGCGGCGTGCGGCTGTGCCGCCGTGACGCGGAAACGTTCTCCCCAACTGTCGAACAGCTCGGGGTAGAGTTCCTTGACGTGTCCTTCCCAGGCGCATTTGTCGAGCCGGCCGCAGCGTAGCAGCCACGGGCGTTCGGCGGAGGCATACAACTGCCGCTGCGCGCAGCGCGGGCAGCGGCCCTTGCGCAGCCAGCCCGACTCGCTTTTGAACGCATAATCTTGCAGCAGCCGGGCGGTAACGTCGCGATGTAGTTGCGGATTCATCATTCGGACAACAGAAGTCCCTCGCGCCCGACATCGGGCACGACAGCACAGGGAAGGAAAAACGGAAAAAGGAGCGTTCAGCCGCCGCTAGCGACCGGACTGGAAGAAGCGGTTTGCAGCGAATCGGCGGCGAGCGCAGCCGCCTGCATGCGCGGCAACTGCACCTGCGGATTCGGCGCGAGGCTGGGGTTGGCTTCGGCGTCCCAGGCGACGTGCGCCTTGCCGGAAAAACCGCAGTGCGCGCAGATCGCCCAGCCTTCGCGGTACGTCTCGGTCACCAGGCGGCTGGAACGGATCAGCGCGCGTTCGCCGCAATGCGGACAGGTCAGCGCGAAACCGCGCGCGGATGTGCGACTCATCGCGTCACCTCATCATTATGTGCGTCGTGTTGGAAGCGGGAGCGGCCATCCCGGCGGAGCGGGTGCGCTGCGATGGCGGGTGAATGCCAGGTAGTCATGTCGTGATCTCCGGATGAAGGGGAAGGCATCGATTCAGGCCTTGTTGTTTTGCGCCGCGGCCGCATGCGCCATTTCAGCCCGCATGCCGCGCAACATGAAAATGCGCGCCTGCGCCGACAGCGTGCGGCCAGTCAGTTTCGCGCAGCGTTCCAGCAACGCGCGCTCGCGCGGTTGCAGCGCCACACGGATACGGCGCGGGTCGATGCCGTTCGGCGCGCGGGCAAGCGGATTGACGTCAGTCATGAGGAACTCCAGGGGAAAAAAAGCGCCGCTCCCCGCCGTTCGTCATGCCGCAGCCGCGAAGCGGTTGGGCGGCAGGCGAATAGCGGTGGAGAGGCGGAAGGAGCAGAAACGCAAAAGCGTCGCCGTCGTGAAGCGCGATGGCATATGGTAATGGGCGGACGCCGTTGCGACAGGCGACACTGCGACGGGGCGAAAGTGGCGAGGTTGCGCTGACGCGGTGAAAACCCGCGAAAACAGGCGGCGTTTGCTGCTGTCTGGCTGCCGGCGGCAGCGGATGGGGCATATTGTTCATTGCGGTTTGTGTGCTGAGATTATTTACAGTACCGCTATTATTTCTGTCCCTCTGCCAAATTATCAGGTGCAGAGTTGCACCTTTTGGAAAACAAGTAAAACGCATGGGGTTAAAAATCTAATGTCATACTCCATTAGATTCTTCTGCGTCCATCGCCTGACGGACGCAGAAGGGCAATGCGCCTGCGCAAGCCGGTTATCCGCCTGAGGCTGATTGTATCGAAGCCGGTATGCCGGACGGCGTGCTGACGAGAATGGTGTCGCGCGGATCGCGGCGCTTTCTGCGTTTACTCTGGCGCTTATCGTGTGGCGGGTTCGTCTTCGATGGCTGCCGGCTCGGTCTTGATTTCCAGTTCCAGCGAGGTCGTCAGCCCGGAATCGCCCAGCCGGTGACTGAGACGCTTGATGATCCAGTCTTCGCCGTCGATCTGCGGGTGAAAGCCCTGTACCGTCACCGGCGTCAGCGCTTCCAGATCGGGACGGCCGAGCGCGAGCGAAATCGAAAACTGCGCGATGCCGCGCTCGATGCGCTTCCAGTCGGCGCGCGCGGCATTCTCGGCGCTGGCCTGGCTGGAAAAAACATGCCGCAGCGTCTTGACCTTCTCGCCGCTCGCTTCGGTCTGAAACATCTGGCTCTTGCCGCTGTCGGCCTGATCCTTTTCGTTCGGCACCGTCACGCTCTGTTTGGCGCCCTTGCCGCTGTCATGCCAGTGCGCCTGCACGCTGGTGTAGGCTTCGCGGTCGGAGATCGAAAAACGGTGCTGGTCGCCGGACTGGCGCGTCAGCACGACGCGTTTCAGCACTTCGCGGGTCAGCAGGCTCTTGGGAGCGTCGCCGCCGTTCTTGTCGAACACCAGCCGGCTCCATTTGACCGTCGCGGTCGCGTCGAAGCGCTTTGCCAGCCGGTCGACAAAATTGATGTCGCTCTCGCCGGTCTGATCAATATGGCTGACCTTCACCGAGTCCAGTCCGGCGTCGATGTCGGGCGCGAGTTCATTGCGCGCGGCGATCGTCCGCACGATTTCGCCGAGGGTGGTGTCATGCCAGCTCTGCTCGCGTTTCTCCGACAGCGAGGAGCGCAGGTCGGCGCTGCGCCCGCGGATGCTGAGACGGTCTGGCGCGCCGCTGTGTTCGACCTCGTCGACGATGAACAGGCCTTTGGGATAGATGGTGTCGTTTTCCCAGCCGAACGCGATATACAGAATCGCGCCGCGCGGCGGGATGTCGATCCTGTTCTCGGAGTTGTCGAGCAGCAGATCGAACTGATCGGCCTCGGTGCCGCTTTCCTCGGTGACCGACAGGCTGATCAGGCGTTTCTGCACATAATCGATGTTGCCGCCGTCGCTGCTGCCGGCCAGGCCGATGTAGAACACCGGCTTCGGATGGACTTTCTGCGCGTCGCTCATGGCTGCGGCGGTCCCGCCGGCGTGATCATGCCGGCATCGTCATCGACGCGTTCGAGGTTCAGCGTGAATTCGATCCGCCGCGCGGTGCCGTCGTGAAAGAACACCGAACGCGTCGTCGCCAGTCCGGCGATGACGAACATGCCGTACACCTTGCCGCCGCCGTCGATCAGCGCCCAGCTCTTGCCTTCGTCGGCCATCTGGCGCAGTTCGTTCAGCCGGCTCTCGCCGCCGGTCAGTTCCGGCAGCAGCACGCCGGAAAGCGTGACTTTCTCGTTGTCCGGGCCGATGTACTGGCGCGCCGGGCGCACGCCGACGCGGCTGTTGGACGGGTGCCGCCAGCCGAGATCCTGCTGCAGGCTTTGATAGGGCGCCGATTTCAGTTCGAAAACGAACATGCCCAGCGACATCATCGCCATGCTTCGCTCCCGGCGCTGTCGACGATATGCCATTCATGCCATTCGTCGCGGCATTCCGCATCGCACCAGCGTTTTCCGTCGGCGAGCGGCCGGTCGCAGTTCAGGCACAGGCCGGTTGCTTTCGGTCCGGCCGGTTTGCGGTAATGCCGCGCGATGTCGCGGTTCTGCTGTTCCATTTCGGCTGCCTGATCGAGTAGGTCTGTCATTCGAGGTCTCCCAGGCGCGAGCGCCGGCGCATCATGCCTTCGCGCTCGTGCTGTTCGATCACCTGCCCGACCAGCGCGGCGAGCTGGCGCTCGTCCATGCCGGGAGCAGGGTTGATCGTGATGGTGAAATTGTTGGTGATCATGTCGCCAGGCGCTGCCGCGCCAGCGCCGGCGGTCGCGAGCGGCGCGCGGTTGTCAAAGCGGATGGCATCTTCGCCGCCGAGCATGCCGCCGATCGCCTGCAGGCCGTTCTGCGCGGTCGCGACGACTCCCTGTGCGACCTGACCGATCACCGACAGCACCGGGTTGTCGCCGCCGAAAAGATGCTCCAGGCCGCCCAGACCGCTCTGTGCCGTCGCGATGATCTGCTGGGCGGTGTTGTCGATCGCCGCCAGCGGCGATTCCTCGGCGCTGGCAATTCCCTGCGTCAGTCCGAGCATCGTGAACATGCCAAGCTGCGCAAAGACCCGGCTGGGGGATTCGATACCGAGTTTGCCTCTGAACCAGCCGACCATTTTGCTGCCGGCGCCGACGACGGCCTCCTTGGCGCCGGTAAATCCGGATTTGATGCCTGCGCCCAGACCACTGATGATGTTGCCGCCAGCCTCGGTGAACGCTGTTCCCATGTTGCTCAACATACCGGTGACGTTGCTGAGGGCATTGCTGCCGAATTCGACAATCGATGCCATCGCGCCGCTGAACATTCCGGTAATGCCATTGATGATATTGCCGCCCAGCTCGGTGAATAGCGCCATGACATTGCCGAACATCGCGGAGATGCCGTTGAGCAGCCCCTCGATCAGGTTGATGCCGAAACCTTCGAACAGCTTGCTCGGCGAACTGATGCCAAAAAAGGAGCAGAATCCGTTGACGATCTGTTTGCACAGTTCATACAGCATGCCAACCAGACCGCCGGTCATGGCGCTCAGTCCCGCTATCAGCCCTTCGATAATGAATATTCCGATACCGATATAGTCGGCATTCTTGAACAGTTCCGTCATGCGTTCCCAGTTCCGCCAGATGTAGACTCCTACACCCACGATGGCTGTGGCGATCGCTACCAGCGGATTTGCGCGGATGGCGGTGAATATCACCGAAATGCCTCTGGCTAAAAATGGCATGACCCTGGTTCCCAGAACCGCCATGCCCATGCGCATCGCTGCGAAAGCGCTCACCGCCGTCGACACCCCCGTTGCCAGTGCGCCGAAGCCGGTGAGCATCATTCCTCCCAGCAAAATGGTGCGGGTGAGGGCCGACGCCAGTCCCGGATGAGCCCTGATCCATTCGTTCAGACCGCGGATGATCGGGGTGATGAAACGCGCCATTTCTGACAAAGCGCCCTTGTTCAGGTCATACATCAGCAAACGCAGTTCATTGAGTGCCGAGGTTACCCGGGTGATGTCGCCCTCGACGTTATCGTCCATTTCCATCGCAAGGTTGTGAGCAGTGCCCTGATGGCCGTCAATGACCTTTTGATATTTGCTGTCTGTCCCCTGGATACCGATGTTCTTGACTCTATCGATATAATTTTCCGGAACGATTTCCGAACCGCTCTCACCGATCATCGCCGCCATCGCTGCTGCCTGTTCGAGACCTAGTTTTGCTTCCTCTGTGGCAGGCGCAATCTCTTGCATGATCTCGCCAAGCTGCTGCAGCGAGACACCGCTGGCGAGAGATGCTGAAGTCATTACATCGGCAATGCGGCCGATTTGCGACACGTCGTCGATGTTGAAACCGGTCATCACGCCTTTGGCGATATCCGCCGTCTTCTGCAGGCCGGCGTTGTTTGCCCGGGACATAGTGATAATGTCCGGTATCGCTTTCCTGATGTCTTCAGGGCTGAAACCGATATCCGCCATATGCGCCTGGGTACTGGCGACCTGGTTTGCATCGGTTTGTCCGCTCTCGCCGATATGGCGGGCCTGCTGACTCAGCGCCTGCAGCAGCGGATCGCTCTTTCCGAGACCAGTGGCGCGCTGCACCGTTCTCATTGATTGCTCGAACGCAAGGCCGGATTCCAGCTGCAGCATCTGGGACATGATATTTTTCCCGGCTGACAGGGAAACGCCTCCCAACTGTTTCAGTTTGGCGGCCTTTGCTGTGGTGCGCTCGTATTTTTTTGACGCAGCGGCGAGACGTTCGAGATTCTGCGTCTGCTGCCGCAGTATCGGCCCTTGCGCCGCCAGAACCTGGCCGGCTTTGTTGGCTTCCGCGGTCAGCTCGGCCTGCTGCTTTTTATATTTGTCGGCCGGAATGCCCAGATCTTCCATCTTCGTTTTCAGATCAGCAACGATTTTGCCCTGTTCCTGATAGGCCTGATAGGCTTTCCGGGCAGTATTGCGCTGCTGGTTCAGTCTGTCAGGGGCATTCTGCGCGGAACCGCCGTATTTGCGGGCCAGACTGTTGGCATATCCCTGTGCCGCTTTGTTTTGCCGCTCAATCTCCTGTAATTTCTTTTCGGCCTGCGCATACTTATCGACGGCCCTGTCCTTTGCCAGTGCCAAACGCGCCGAGTTGACAACCTTCTGCAGGTCGTTTCTTGGCGTGATGAGCGCTTTCAGCAGAACGCGCGTTTCCGGAACGTCTATTTGAACGTTGCGTCTGTTCTGCGACATTTTCTGGAGGTTTTTCAGCGGCCTCAGGGCTTTTTCGATGTTTCCCTGGAGGAGAGTCCATTGTCGTTGCTCGACCGGCGTCATATCAGGCGCTCACAGGTGGGGAATATAGGAATCCTGCTTCGCGCGGCGCAGACGCCGCCCGAGCAGCATGACGGCGATGCCGGCAAGCAATATGACCGTCGACCAGTTCGGCTGCCGGCCGGTGGCTACGCACCACAGTTCGGCGCTTGCGCCGACCGCCAGCAGATAGACCGCCAGCCGCGGCAGCAGGCCGGTCTTGCCGCCCATCCGGTTCAGCGCCGGTTCCGCACTCGACAGGATGATCAGGCAGGCGGCGACGTGGATGCCGGTCAGCAGTGCCGTCATCATTTTTCCTCCTCCTCCGTCAGCTTGTCCCGCCCGAGCTTCAGCACCAGCCGGCCGATCACATCGACTGCGAGCAGGCCGGTCAGCAGCGCGGCGGGAAATTGCATCAGTTCGGGCGCGATCGCCTCCGGCAGCCAGCCGCGGTGCGCCGCGATCGCGATCCCCCCGGGCACCAGCCAGCCGGCGGCGATCGCGCTGATGAAGATACGCGACAGCCGGGCGCTGACGCCCATCGGCGGCTGGTAGGAAATCGCCCACCAGCCGCCCCAGGCGCCGGCCAGCATCAGCGCCGGATGCAGGCCGGTCGCGATGCCGAGTACCGTGATGCCGCCTGCGGTGACGCCGAAAAAAGCGGCAGAAGAAGAAGTAACGGGCTCGGTCATAGCATCACACCCCCGCGTCAATCATTTGCAACCTCGGCGCGAATGCGGGCTTGTTCGCGCCAGTCCATCAGTTCCGTCAGACTCATGCCTTCCATGGCCGACGGCGGCCAGTGAAACACCACCGCGATGTCGGCCATCGCGTCTTCTACTCGTCTCGGAAGTCCTCGCTCATGGCTGACTTCGGCAGCAAAAAAACCGCCACCTTCTGCGCGCACTGCAGCAGATCGGCCGGGTTCATGTTGAACACGTCCTGTTTCGTCAGCGTCGGCGTGGTGATGCGCGGCAGCACCGTCGCCAGCGCCTCGACCTGCATCTGCAGCAGCTCGACGAGCGCGACGCCGCGCAGCTCGCCAGCCATCGGTTTGCGCAGTGTCACCGTCTCGATGCTCTGACTGCCGCGCACGATCGGCGTATCGAGCGTCACCCGGTTTTCGTCCGCTTTTGCGGACGGTTCCATGCCGTTTTCCGCTCTGTCGATAGATTTGTTGGCCATGCTCATCCCTTTCACATGCCGATCGCGCGACGCTGCGCTTCAAGGCGGTCCTTGCCGTCGACCTTTTCGATCATGTTCACCACGTCGATTTCGATCAGCACTTCGCCATTGACCGATTCCTTGTAGTAGGTCAGATCGCTGGTGACCTTGAACTCGGTGTCGTCGCCCGGCTTCGCGGTGCCGCGATCGATCTCGCGGTGGCGGCCGCGCATGACGATTTCGACCGCGTCCACTTCGCCGGTATCGTCACGTTGGTAGGCACCGGCGAAACGCAGCAGCACCCCGTCGATTTCGGTGATGCCGAATTGCTTGACCACCTGACTGACGTGACCGCCGTAGGTATGGGTCGCTTCGAGCTTCTCCATGCCCATGTCGATGCCGACCGTGCCGTTCATGCCGGCGCCGCGCCAGTCTTCATGCTTTCTCGTCAGCTTCGGCAGCTCCAGCGACGAAACGGTGCCGATGTAGGTTTCCCCGTCGTTGAACAGGTTCAGATTCTTCAGTTTGCGTGGCAGTCCCATGTTTTACTCCTTACACTGCCACTTTCGTGGCCCAGTCCATCAGATAGCGGTCGGTGATGCGCTGGCGCAGCATCATGTTCTCGAGCGGCGGCACCGGCGTATAGTCGTAATCGATATACAGCTTGCCTTCCTTCAGCGTCGCGCTGGAGTTGATCTCTTCGTCGTACCAGGCCTCGCCGCCGAGCAGATAGCCCTGGCTGACCAGATTGCGCAGCTTGGCGTTGATGCCTTCGATGATGTCGCGCACCAGCGACGGATGCAGGGGTTTGTCGATCGCCCACATATGCGCATCAACCATGGTGTCGGCCAGTATCTGCGCGGTGCGGGTGAAGCTCTCGAACGCGAACAGCGGATCGTCGCTGCAGGTGCGGTTGCCCCAGAAGCGGAAACCGTCCTTGCGGATCAGCGTCGTCACGTCCTTCTCGTTCAATACGCCGGCGTCGGTGTCCGGATCCTGCAGGTCCCACGACACATCGCGGGTGATGCCGGTGACGCCATTGACGGCGATGTTCGACAGCGTCTTGTGCCAGCCCATCTCCTCGTCGATCTTCGCGCGCAGACCCAGCGCGTGCGCGACCGCATGCATGCTGCGGCCGGCGTTCGCAGTGCTGTCCCAGGCGACGAAATCCGGCCAGATCAGCATCAGTTCGCGCGCGCCGAAGTTGTCGCGGTAGGTGACCGCTTCGGACACCGTCGCGCATTCCCAGGCGCTGGCATAGACGAAGCCGCGCAGCGCCTGTGCCACCGCGACCAGCGCGGTCGTCACCGCCTGGCAGTCCAGACCCGGCGCGCCGAAAATCTTCGGCTTGACGCCGAGCTGGGTCGATGCCGCCAGCAGCGCCTGCATGCCGGTCTTCCTGCCCTGCGCGTTGGTCGTGCCGATCACATTGGTGGTGGTCTCGGCGTCATCGGCGCCGGGCGCAACGCGCACCATCACGATTACCGGGGAAGTCTGCTCGGCGATCGCGGCCATCGTCGCGGCCATCGTCCCTTCGCTGCCGGCCTTGCCGATCGCCTGACGGACGTTGGTGACCAGCACGGGCGTGTCGAGCGGGAAAAACGTCTCGTCGGCGTCCGGGGCGGTACACACCAGCCCGATGACGGCGCTCGATACGGAACGGATATTGCGCATGCCGTCGTTGATTTCGACAACGCGGATGCCATGGTGAAAATCGTTAGCCATTCGGTCGGCTCCCTGTGAAAAAAGCGGTATAGAGAGCATGACGCATGTGCGCTCAACATATAAGCGGCGGGCGTTGTGGGCATCCGGCGGACAACAATGGCGATGCGCCTGCCGCGAAAAGGATGGGTTTCTTTTTCTTTCAACCAGCGAAAAAGCCCGCATGATGCGGGCTTCTGTTTACTTTCTGAAAGGCTTTATCGTGGGCGTCGGTAACGGCTGAAGGCGACATTACCGAAAATGCCCGATACCACAATGACAATTAAGCTGCCAAATAAGTAATAATTAAAATTGCGCTGCTGCTGATCTGATCCAGGATAAAACGGACCGAAGACCTCTACAAAAACCCATAGCAGTCCATTCGCGATAAGCAGTCCGATAATCACGCACAGCAATGTGATTAAAACTCTTATTGCTATGTTAGTCAGCGTATTCATCTTATTTCCCAAAACCATACTTCTTTGGACTTGCTGAAGTCAGACCAGATTCCATCCCAAGAAATACCACATTGCACTCTGAAGTAGCTGCTCAGTTCCGTTAGCCTGCTTCCGTTCCATAGATCAATGTGATCACCGGAGCGATGCGTTGTCTCTCCACCTCGCGCCCAGTAGTCCTTGAAAAAAATAATACCCTTCTTCCCATCCAGCTTGTCGGCGTATCCCGCACCGGGTTTGATTTTTGTAGTTGCTGAAACTCCAGGAATACGAGTCCGATCCAAAGCGTTCGCCAATTCTTCCGCAGCCAGAACATGTCCATCCTTGGCCGGGTGATGCCAGCAAAAACGCGGCTTACCGGCACGCTGTAGTTTCGTCACGTCGTAACCGCTCTTTGCCAGCGCAACGCCTATCCTGATTGCGCATTGGTCTGAGAAATTGCTCTTGCCGTCTTTCGAACAAGGACCATCGTCCGTTGGATGGTTGTCCCATAGTTCTGCAAATGTAATCGTCACTCTCCCGTTCCCTAATATACCAAAAATATAATTATTATTTTTAAATCATAATACTATTGACTATAACAGGATTCGGGCACTGTCAAAATCATTCGGTTGAATCCCCCCGCATAATGTGGCGGTGGTTTTTCAGGATGTTGTCTATCGGCAGCAGTAACTTCACTCCCCAGATGTCACTGCCTCGGGGAAGCCGGCACGCAACGATTGCCGTCTACAGACTGGCCGCGGACGTCCCGACTCCATTTCCAGGCGATCACCGCCTTTCAGTGTCAGTTCACGGTGAAGATTCATCATTTTCGTTCTACCGGCAATGGAAATGTCCCGGCCGCGTCCTGTTCCCGTCTGCAGCCGCAGGTCTTGTCTGGATTGTCGCGAGAGCGTGCCGTCTGGCGGTACGCATCAGACTTGCGCGTCCCGGAAAGGCGTCGCGCTTGCTCTGCCAGCGGGGAAATCGCGCGTACCGGACTGGCATGAAAGAATCATGATGTCATGATAGTACTTTTTGACGCCATATTCAAAGAAACATGTTTGATGTTCGGCGGTTTGCTCTGCACAGTGGTGACGCGCAGCGCGCCAGTCATGGACCGCGGAAGCGGCATCGCGACCGAACAATCCTCTCTGTCTCCAGGCTGGACAGCCGGGTTCGATCCGGTGAATAAAGACCCATCCGGCGGCATTGCGGTCAGCCGGTGGGCTGCCGCCTGCCGCCGGAAACGATGTCGCTGCGGAAAAGCGCGTTAGGCCGGTGCCGGTTCGCTGGCGAGGATCTCGTCCGCGCGCCCGGCCGCGAGCAACCCGGCCTTTTCCAGCGCGCGCACCCCTTCGATCGTCGCCGCATCGTCGAGCTGGATTTCCTCCGCCGCCCTCAGGTCGTCGAGAAACACCCTCACGGCCGCGGCACTCGCCGCCGCTTCGTAGATCGCGACCTTTTCCGCGTAGCTGAAGCGATTGCGGAACGCGAGCCGGGTCAGAACCGGCTGCGGCTCCGGCGCGTTTTCCTCTGGCGGAATCGCTTGACGCCACTGGCCGGGATAATATTTCCCGGCGAACTGCGCGCTGGCCACTATGCGATTGATAACGTTGCCGTCATCGTCGAGAATTTCGATTGTCATAAGGCCTCCCACCAAAAGATAAGTACTGCCCCGTTGCCACCCCGATTACCTTCATTATTGTTATAGTTTTGCCCACCTTGACCAATAGTGACTGGCTGATCGGCCGATACCATACCGAAAAAGGTGACAGTTTGCCCTTTTTTGCCTGAACCTCGTACACCTTGGTGCATTCCATATCCGCCATTGCCAAACCCGAAGGGACCGGCATCGATGGAACAGGGATAAGAGGTTGCATTACCGCTGGTGGAAAACCCCGGTACGGCTGCTCCTCCTGCCGCTGTGATCAACTGGCCGAAAGAGGAAGCGCCGCCTGCTTGACTTGCATTGTGTGTTGTGACGCCTCCGCTGCCGCCGCCTATCGCCAGTACGAACACCGGCGTATTCGGGCCGGGGCAGTGCCATTCACCGGACTCGATATAGATGCGCATCATCATCGTGCGCTGCTTCGTCAGCGCCGGAATGTGGTCGAGCTGGCTGATGCGTTCGTCGGTGAACGTGTTGCGCAAGGTGTCGATCACGCTGCCGCTTTTCAATACCTCACTCAAAAGCTGGGAGCGGGCCGCCTCGACCAGTCCCGGCAGCACCCTTTCAACCGCATCCAGGATGGGAGGGATCAAAGGTTCATTCATAATAAGGTTTCCTCCATCGTATAACCGCTGATCTGGCCGCCGGCATTGCGCTGGTACGTCATGCTGGTGCGCTTGCCGGCGAAGTTGATCACGACGCCGGCAAGCTGGCCGCCCTGGCGCAGCAGCGTGGTGGTGCGGAGGCCGATATCGAGCTGTTCGGTCACGCCAGTCAGACGGCCGTCGGCGTCGCGCGAGAACGACACGCTGCGCGGCCGCGCCAGTTCGCTATCGACGCCGAACAGCGCGCCGCGCAGCCGCAGCACGTCGTCGTCGAGCAGGTTTTCCGGATGCGGCAGCGGCAGGCCCAGTGCCGGCGTGGTGTCGTCGATGATCATTCTGGTGGTAGCCATGTTCACCTCAGCGCGGCAGCACGGCCATGCGCAGATTGCGCACCTCCGGCCGAGCATTGGTGTTGCCGGAGAGCACCAGCTTGACGCGCACGCGCGGCGCGTCGAGCGGCACGGTGGTCTCGTGAGTGATTTCGAGCACGCCGGCGGTCATCGGACTCGACGACTGGTACGGCACTTCGCTCCAGCTGTCCATGCCTTCCTCCTGCAGATACACCTTGACCGCCGCGCCGCCGGGAATCAGCGCGTCGAAGATCACTTTCAGCCGGCTGTCCGGGCCGGCGTTGATCGTGCGGCTGATGTAGTCGGCCTGCTGCAGCAGCGTGCCCGCCATCAACTGTGCACCCGGATGCAGCACCGGCGCGAACTGCTCGCTGCCGCGCAGTTTGACGCGGGCCTTCACTTTGCCGGTGTAAGGCGCATCGAAGAAGATCGGCTGGGCGTTGCCGAGTTCCACCTTCGCGCCGCTGTCGAATTCCAGCTCATAGACGGCCGTGCAGTCGGCGGAAGGAAGATCGGTCATGCCGAAAACGATGACGTCGGTGACGTTGTCGAGTTCGATCTCGTCGAGGGAAATGACGCGTTCCTGCTCGGTATATTTCGCGGCGAGCAGGCGGAAGGTCAGATCGCGGTCCTGATGCACCGTCCAGGTACTGGCGTTCGACGACGACAGCAGTACGCCGATCTGGTAGGGCTGGCTGGTGACCCAGCGCTCGTTGTCGATGTCCCATTTGCCCAGTTCCGCGAGCGACAGCGCGGTGTCGGGGTCGCTGCACATCACCACGAACGCGTATTCGCGTCCGCCGGTCACCATTACCGGCGCCCAGGTGATGCGAGTCGGCCCATCGGTAGCGATGTCATCGACCGACAGACGCGCCTGTCCCAGCGCCTTGCCCGGAAAGCCGTTTTCGGTTTCGCACAACTGCACCAGCACGTCGGTGGCTTTCTGCGTAAACCACAGATCGACGCCTGCCAACTGGCAGGTGTGATTCGGCGTGAAAGTCTGCGCCAGCGGGTCGGTGTGCACCGGACGATAAATATAGGCGATGGTATAAGTGGTGTAACTCTGGGTGATCAGCTTGCCCTGGCCGGTGAACAACTGGCTGCCGTGACTGCCGCCGCCGCCGGAAAATGTCACTTCTTTGGTGCCGGCCGGCACCTTCTCCGGAATGGTGAACTTGCCGCTCAGTTCGCCGTCTGAATTGGCGCGCAGCTCGCTGCCGCTCAGCGGAATCGGCGTGACGCCGATTCCGTCGAAAGTCACGCCGGTCAGGCGCTCGCCGGGGCCGAAGCCTTTCAGATCGAACTGAACGTCGATCGGACGCAGAAACTCCAGATCGCTGGTGACCGCCTGACCATACCGGGTTCTGGTATCGGAATAACTGCCTGTCGTTGAATAGTAATAACTGGTGCCGGAATGCCCGGTATAGACCAGTTTTGATTCGGTCCAGTGATCCACGGGCGGCGTAAGCGTACACGATGCCGGCAGCGGATCGAACGCCATGTAAGGATTGACCTTCATGTCGCCGGTGCGCAGCGGCTGATGAATCACCGGGGTGAAATCATGCGCCAGCGTCTGCGCCGCCGTCAGTTCCTGACCAAGAGCGTAGACTGTGGTTTCTATCGGCAGCACCAGCCGGCCGTCGACGATCGCGGCGCTCTGTTCCCTGCCGTGATCGCGCATTTCGTCCGACAGAAACGGATCGGCGAACAGCCCTTTCTTGATGCCGGAGTCGCGGCCGCTGACGTCGACCGCCAGGCGCAGTTCGGCCTGATCCTCAATGACGTCGTTGACCCGCGACCACAGCTCGCCAAGTTCCCACATCGGCATCATGCGCACGCCGTCGGCGATCAGCCGGCTGCTGCCGTCCCAGCTCTGATAGACGCTTGCCAGCGGCAGCAGCTCCGGCGGCACAGCCGGCACAGCCGGCGTCCATTCGGCCGAGACGCCGTTGAGCCATTGAAATTTTCCTTCCTTGTCCATGCACAGCCGGTCGATGCGACGCAGTCTGTGCTGGTACGACACCAGAATCAGCGTGCCTTCCAGCGCGCCCTGCACGTCGAAACCGGTCGGCGTCACGTTGAACAGCTCGGCGCGCTTCATGTAAGTGTACGTCACCTGATAGGTGCTGCCGGGCGCCGGTTCGTTGCCGGGCAGGCCCCAGTCGATCTGGCCGGCGACCAGCCTGTAGTCGGCGTCGGGCTGATAGACCGTCGAACCCTGCCAGATTTTCTCGAGCTGCAGCACGGTATTGTCCGGCAGCGGATCGGCCGCGCCGGCAAAGCCGCCATGCACGATCTCGGCGGTCTGGCGCGTGGTGATGCGCGCGGAAATGTCTTCCGCGGGAACGCGCGTCAGCTCGATATGCTGCAGTTCTTCGTTGTCGGAGCGGTGCGGTTCGCTGTCGACGAAACGCAGGTCGGGTTTGGCGTTGTATACCACCCGGCGGCTTGCCGGCAGTTCGATTGCGAAGCCGGAAATGCGCGCGCGCCCCTCGGCGACGGTGTAGACCTGCTGGCCGTCGTCCATGTCGGCCGAGCGGGCGACGTTCAGGCCGGAAACGATATAGGTGCCGCCGGCGCTGTCGCGGTCGTAGCGGGCCAGCGCCTGCGTCATCGCGTCCATGTTCGGCGGTGGATCCTTCGGCCGCACCACGCCGTCCTCGACTTCCCATATCGGGTAGAAATCGCCGTCCCGGCCGTCGCCGGCATGCCCCCATGCCGGCGTCAGTTGCAGGCGGTAAGCGCCGGGCTCCATATAGCCGCGCGTGCCGACCGCCGGATTCAGCAGCGCGGGATCGTCGAGTTCGGTGACGACCGACGCGTTCAGATAGATGCCGACGTTGACCATGCCGTCGAGCGGAATCGTCAGTTGTGCCGGCGGCACGCCGCGCACCGCGCCGGCCAGATAGATCGCGCCGGATTCGCACTGGGTCTCGCCGCTCGCGGCGTCGACGATGATGCGAGCATCGCGAATGACGTCGCCGTTCTTGAACAGCGTGTCGGAGATGCCGCGCTGACGCTCGATCAGCATCGTCTGCAGCTCGTTCATTTCCGCCGACTGCAGGATGCGGTCGGCATTGAAGCAAAGCTGGTCGTAGTTTTTGTCGGCGTCGAAACGGTTGTAATAGTCAGCCATAACCACCTCAGAAAGGCATGATGTATTCGAAAGCCGGACGCACCGCGCCGTTGCGCTGGAAATTCTGGCTTCTGTCGAGCACCAGCAACTGGCCGGGATTGTCGATCTGATCGGGGGTAAAGTAACGCAGCCCCGGGGGCAGTCCCCCGACCGTTTCGGTGCCGATGAAAAGCCCCAGTTCGCGGATCTGTGCATCGACCGCGTCATCGAACGCGAAGGTCGTGCGGATGTACAGATAGCGGGTCGGTTCAACCGACAGGGCGTAATTGCCCTGTGGCGTTTCGATTTCGCCGTTGCTGTCGGGCAGCACATAGCCGACCTGGGTGACGGTGCGGCGTCCGACTTCATTGATCAGCGCGGACGCATCGACCGGCTCGGCTTCGGGCATGACATCCCATTCCGGCTTGCCGGTACCCCAGGCAAGATGTAACGGTTGCGCGGCCACCAGCATCGCCTGGGCGATGCGGCCGTCGAGTTGCTTGGCGGGCATGGTTTAACTCTCCTCAGTGAATCGTGATGGAATGGCTTCGCGCCACGGCTCGGACCATGGACCGGTCCAGCGGCGGCGGGCAAAATCGGGCAAGGCGAACGCGGCGAAATCGCTGCGCTTCGCCAGCGGCGTATCGTCCAGGTCGTCGATGATCGTCTCGCTGCCGAGCACGTCGTACGGCGATACGATCACCGGCTCGTCATCCGGCTCATCGAGCACCTGGCAGGTCACCGAAATCATCCGGCCGGTCGAATCGATGACGATCTCGGAATCGAGGCGCCAGGCGTCCAGGCGCCAGCTGTCGTCGTCCCACAGCAGCGTCGAATACACCGGCAGCGAAGCGTGCCTCAGCGGCTCGTCGTCCAGCGGGAGCGAGGCGGCGTGCCGGCTCGCGAACGACAGCTTGATGTCGTCCACGATCAGGCCGGAATCGTCGTCGAGCATCGCGTCGTCGAGACGCGAACGGTCCAGCCGCAGATGCCGGATGTCATAACCGTGGTACATGCGATAGAAACTGACATGCGCCGGAATGCTGCGGCCAACCAGCAGCTTGATGTCGGCAAGCCGCGCCGGCGCGGTCGGGCTGCCGGGGTCGAGATGCAGCCGCGCGCCGTCTTCCTCGATTGTCGCGCTGTACGCGATCCACGACAGCGCGCGCCGCACCGCCTCGGCGGTGCCGCGCATGCGCAGCCATGGCAGCCCCGCGGCGATCAGCCCGCGCGCGTCGTCGAAATACGGCGCGAAGTCGGACAGAAACCACTCCGCCGCCAGCCAGGGCGCGAATGTGCCGGGAATCTCCCATTTCACCCCGGTGATCTCGTCGATCGCCTCGGTCAGTTCGCTGTAGCGGGTCGCCTGCTCGGCGCGCCGCTCGAACGGCGTGCTGTTCGGCGGCAGCAGCGTGTAATCGTTCTTCATAGCGGTTTTTCCCGGTTTGGCCATCGTCATGCGCCGCTGTCGCTGATCGCGATCTCGCCGGCGACCGGGTACTCGTCGCTCGCCAGTCTCACGTCTTCGGCCGGCGTCAGCAGCTCGACGCTGGCGACGCCATCGACATGCAGCCGCGCGATGATCCAAGAACGCGGAATCTCGCCGCCGAGCGCGGCGGCCTGCGCGAACACCTGCTTGAAGCCGGCGGCGAGCTGCGCAGCCAGATCCACCGGCGCGCCGGGCAGGCGGCGGATGCGCGCGCGGATATCAACCACGCGCGGCCGCGCGATTACCGCGTCGACCTCGACGCCGAGAATTTTCTTGTCCGGCGCCAGCAGCGCTGCGGTCACTGCCGCCAGCAGCGCGCCGCGGTCGGCGTTTTCCGCTGGCCATACCGCGACGCGCACCGCGCCCGGTTTGGGCTGCAGCACGATCGCGTCGATCACCTCGAGCGACACGCCGAGCGCGCGCTGACGATAATATTCGGCGGTGCCGTTGCCGGCCAGCGCCGCAATCGCCAGTTGCAGCCGCACGCGGAAACGCTCGTCGCTTTCGCCAGGCAGGCGCACCAGCTCGTAGAACGCCGCCAGTTGATCGAGATCGCTGCCGTTGGCGAACTGGATCAGATTCGCGCGCGCCGCCTCGTTGATGCGCTGGCGCAGCAGCATCTCTTCATACGCGTTTTCCTGCAGCAGCTTCGTCACCGGCTCGGACTCGAGTTCCAGCGTCCGCGCCAGTTCGTCGCGAATGTCGGCCGGCGTCAGTTCGATCAGGCGCGCCTTGCGTCTGGCGAACAGCGTTTCGAAGTCCAGTTCCTCGATGATTTCCGGCAACGGCAGCGTAGCAGCATCGCGGCTCATAAACGTATTCCTTGCAATTGCAGATTGATCGGATCGGGATGGCGGCGTCTTGCGCCGTCGACCCGCACCGCGTCCAGTTCGATATCCACCTCGCCGGCCTGCTTGCCGAAAGCCACCTGGATGCGCTCGATGCGCACTCGCGGCTCCCAGCGGTGCAGCGCCATCACCGCCGCCGCCAGCAGACGCTGGCGCGTCGCCGGGTTGTGCGGCTGATCGATCAGCGCGTTCAGATACGAGCCGTATTCGCGCCGCATCACGCGCGAACCGACCGGCGTCGTCAGAATGTCGCTGATGCTCTGGCGGATATGCGCCATTTCGCAGCATTTCGTGCCATCCTGTCTGCTCATTCCCAGCCAGCTCATCCCCTTGCTCCTATCCCGCAAAAACGTTCGGCGAGCCGGTCGCCACCGACGAACCGCATTCGACCGGATCGCCAACCCGCCCCAGCGCCAGCCCATTGACGAACACCGTGCCGGAACCTTCCGCCAGCACCGATGCATGGCAGGCGACGTTCGGCGGGCAGCAATGCACGGCCCATTCGTCGGTGCGCCGGTGCGCCGGCAGGCCATTGACCATCACGTCGCCGCTGCCCCGCACATTCGGGCGCGGCGGCCAGCATTCATGTCCGCTGCAGATATCGCCGAGTCGCGCCACGGCCGCCATAAAAACCCTCAGTTCAAATCGATGCGTTTGCCGTTGATGCGCACGCCGTCCTTGTCCATCGTCATTGAGCTGCCGCCGCACACCAGCGTGATGCTGCCGGTGCCAGGCACGCTCAACAGATACGTGCTGCCCGAATGGTCGTAGCTCTCGACGCCGCCGTCCGGCCACGAACGCACGTGCAGATCCGGGCTCGCGCTCGGCGGCGGGGACTGGTCGGAATACAGACCGGTCAATACGAACCCTGTCCCCGTCTCTCCGCTCGGGCAAAACACCACCACCTGCTCGCCGACCGTCGGCGGACACCAGGTGCGCGTTTTTCCGGCGCGCACCGCCATCCACGGCAGCCAGTCGGTGAGCAGTTCGCCGGTCTGCACACGGCACGCATGGCTGGCGTGATCGACCTCGGCAACCGTGCCGCGGCAGATCAGGTTATCCAGTCGTCGGTGAATTTCGGTGATCGCATCGCTCATGCCCATAAGCATGCCGCGCGCACGTAAGCGGCGCGAGAGCGGAGCGTTGTCGCGCAACGAGCCACACCAGGCGCACTGTTGGACGGATCGATGGATTGCCGATGGTGCAACGCTGGAACGCGCTGAGAGCGGAAAACTCATCGGCTCGGCTGCTTTTTCCGCTGGTTCCGGAGAGTCCCTCTGGTGCTCCGGTCTTGATGCCGGCCGCAAGGGAGAGCGGAAAAATTCAGCGGCTGAAGGCGGGGCAGGGAAGGCGGGGCCGGACGCATGCGGCGTCATGCGCGCATCCGCCGGGCTGTTCGGCATGCATGACAAAGAAATTGCCGCCCGAATGAAGCCGCCGGGTGTACGCCGGCTTCGTCACTGAGCGAGGCCGCCGAGGCTCAGACTTTGCCGGCCGATCGAAGCGCTGAGAGGGGAACCCGTTGAGAGGGAACCCTTTCGCCGCTGTCCATCCAGCCCGGCGATCCGAGGCCCGTTTTTCTCCGTGTCGCGAACGGACGGACGCTTTAAGGGTTATGCCGCCGCCGTCACCGCAGCTCGAATACCAGCAACTGATTGTTTTGCGACACTGCCAGCCGACTGCCGCCGGGCTGAAACGCCAGCACGCTGGAACCGCCCCCGTTCTCCGGGTCGCCGGGATGTTCGCCAAGCAGCCTGTTTTCCGTGATGTCCCACGCGCGGATATTGCCGACATTATCCGCCGCGGCTAGCCGGCCTTCACTCAACGCCAGCCCCGTCACCCTTTCCGGCATAGCCGCCTTCATCAGCAGCTTGAACGGCTGTGTTGCGTAGACCCATATCTTATTATCGGCGGCCACCGCAACAGCGCGGCTGTCGCGCTGAAATGCCCCCCAGCTCCATTTTTTGCCTCCTAACCCGCCGCGTCCGCAACTGCCCAACTGTTCTTTTTCCGGCAATTGCCAAAGTCCGCATTTTCCTTGACGCGACGTAGCCAGCGCATACCTGGCGTCGGCACTGACAATCACGTTCTGTATGGGAGAACCGGTATCCCAGACGACCTTTTCCTGTTTGACCGGATCGTGAAACAGGATATGACCGCTAAAGGGGTTGTAGGTCATGACCTGACTGTCTCCCACCAAGGTATAGCCAAGCCACCCAAGATGCGCCTGATCAACCGGATAGGAAGTACCATCATGCCAGTTCAGCAGAGTTTCAACATACGCCAGATGGTTTTTGTTGACGATGACGGGACGATCGGCAACTGCGACCAGATTATGCTTGAACAATTCACGCGGCGGCTCAATCTCCCGAATGCTGACTGCGATATTGTCACCAAAAGTAGCAAAATACCAAGTATTGTCATCGATATAGCCGGCACCCTGCGTAGCCAGCACGTTATCGAACCTGTCGGGTGCGCTCAACTCCCCGCCGCTTTTTAACGCTACCAGTTTCTCAAAGGTAGTCGCATCACGGAGATGCACAAAACGGTATGCGCCTGCGACGATGAAGGATCTTCCATTGCCTGAAAATTCAAGAAACTTCGCCGTCATAGGCAGTTCTTCAGTGTGTACCGGCGTCAGCGTTTGTGCGGCTGCCTGTGGGGAAGCGGCGGTGTGCAGACAGCCCGACAACAGCAACGCGCCCACGCAGAGCGAAAGTAGGGGAGATCGCTTCATGGGTTTTCCTCGCTTAGCGGCTGGCGCTGACGTAGCCATAGTAGTACGGCAGGAACTGCGCCGGGGGTGATACTGGGCTGCTATCCGGACTGCGAAATCAAGCTTTTGGGATGCCGCAACCGGTCGAGGGTTACGGCGTCACCGTCATCGCAGCTCGAATACCAGCAACTGGTTGTTTTGTGACACCGCCAGTCGGTTGCCACCGGGCTGAAACGCCAAAAGGCTATAGAATTCTTTGAGATTCGGATCGCCTGCGTATTCGCCAAGCAGACTACCGTCCGCGACGTTCCATACGCTTATGGCGCCGTTTTCATCTCCAGCAGCCAGCCGGCCGTTGTCCAGCGTCAAACCGATGACCGGCTTTTCCCGCAGGGCCACTTTCATCAGCAGCTTGAATGGCTGTACGGTATAGACCCGTATTTCGTTATCCGTTGAAACCGCAAACGCGCGGCCGTCACGCTGAAAGACTGACCGGGTCCATTTCTCGCCCCATAGCCCGCCGCGTCCGCAACTGCCCAGCCGTTCTTTTTCCGGCAGTTGCCACAGCACGCACTTTCCTTTAGGAGCTTGCGCTACCGCGTAACGTTCATCGGAGCTGAGTATAAAATCTGCAATCGGGAAACCAATATTCCAGTACATACTTTCCTGCCTGACTGGATCGTGCAGCAGAACGTCGCCGTTAAAAACGTTGTAGGTCATGACTTGGCTACTGGCCGTCAGGGTATAGCCGAACGAGCCGGGATGCGCCCGATCGACTTTATAGGAGGTGCCGTCGTGCCAGTTGAGCAGGGTTCCGACATAGGCCAGATGGTTTTTGTTGGCGATGACGGGTCGTTCGGAACCTTTTCCCAGATCGTGCTTATACAGTTCGCGCGGCGGATCAATCTGCCGGATGCTGGCCGAGACGTTCTTTCCATCATCCGTGGCAACGTACCAGATATTGTCGTCGATATAGCCGGCGCCTCGGGTAGCCAGCACGTTATCGAACATGTCGGGTGCGCCGAGCTCTCCGCCGCTGTCTATCGCTACCCGTTTCTCCAGCGTAGCGGCATCGCGGAGATGCACAAAATTATATTTGCCTGCGACGATGAAGGTTCTTCCATTGCCTGAAAATTCCAGAAACCTCGCCGTCACAGGCAGTGCCTCAGTATGTATCGGCGTCAGCGTTGGTGCGACCGCCTGTGAGGATGTGGCCGTGTGCAGACAGCCCGACAGCAGCAACGCGCCCACGCAGAGCGAAAGTAGGGGAGATCGCTTCATGGGTTTTCCTCGCTTAGCGGCTGGCGCTGCGCTGGCAGGTATTGTGGATACGGCCGCTATCCGGACTGCGAAGTCGGGTTTTTGGGACGCCATAACCGGTTTAGGGTTACGCCGCCGCCGTCACCGCAGCTCGAATACCAGCAACTGATTGTTTTGCGACACTGCCAGCCGACTGCCGCCGGGCTGAAACGCCAGCACGCTGGCGCCACCCCCGTTTTCCGGATCGCCGGGATATTCGCCAAGCAGCCTGTTTTCCGCGATGTTCCACACGCGGATATTGCCGACATTATCCGCCGCGGCCAGCCGACCCTCACTCAACGCCAGCCCCGTCACCCTTTCCGGCATAGTCGCTTTAATCAGCAGTTTGAACGGCCGTACTGTATATACGTGGATCTCGTTATTGACCGACCTCGCAAAAGCGCGGCTGTCACGCTGGAATATTATCTGGGTCTGCTTGCTGTCCAGCAATCCGCCGCGACCACAGCTTCCCAGCCGCTCTTTCTCCGGTAGTTGCCATAGCACGCATTTTCCCCTGTCCGACAATGCCACCGCGTACTTTGCATCGGTGCTGAGCACCATTCTCCGTATGGAGAAGCCGGTATTCCAGACGATGCTCTCCTGCTTGACCGGATCGTGGAGCAAAACATCGCCGCTGAAGGCATTGTAGGTCATGACCTGGCTATCTGCTGTCAGTGTATAGCCGAACGATCCGGGATGTGCTCGATCAGCTTTATAGGATTTGCCGTCGTGCCAGTTCAATAGGGCTTCGACATAAGCGAGATGGTTTTTATTGACGATAACGGGTCGTTCGGAACCTTTTCCCAGATCGTGCTTGTACAGTTCGCGCGGCGGTTCAATCTGCCGGATGCTGGCCGAGACATTCTTCCTATCATCCGTGGCAACGTACCAGGTATTGTCGTCGATATAGCCGACGCCTCGGGTAGCCAGCACGTTATCGAACCTGTCGGGTGCGCCGAACTCCCCGCCGCTGTCTATCGCTACCCGTTTTCCCAGCGTAGCGGCATCACGGAGATAAACAAAACGATGTTTGCCGGCGACGATGAAGGTTCTTCCATTGTCTGAGAATTCCAGGAACCTTGCCGTCACAGGCAGCGCTTCAATGTGTGCCGGGGTCAGTGTTTGTGCGACCGCCTGTCGGGAGGCGGCGGTGTGCAGACAACCCGACAGCAGCAACGCGCCCACACAGAACGGCAACAGGGGAGATCGCTTCATGGGTTTTCCTCGCTTAGCGGCTGGCGCTGACGTAGCCGTAGTAATACGGCAGGAACTGGGCCGGGGTGATGTTGTGGATGCGGCTGTTGATCGGGATGTTATACTGCTCTCCCCAATGCCAGAAGCTGAAATCGAGTCGTTTGTTCTCGAGACCGGCGGGGCGCGGCATGCCGGGCAGCGGCGGCGCTTTGTGGTCGATGGTCAGGCGGTTCTTCAGTACCACCCAGTGATCCGGCGTGCCGAGCCAGGTTTTCGGCGTGCCGGAACCGTTGAACTTGTTGATGCCGACTTCCGAGGATGAACTGGCGACGATCGCGCTGCGCAGGAACAGGCAGACATGGCTGTTGACTCGCTGGTTGATGCCGAGCAGATGCTCGAACGACTGCGGCCCATAGCTGGTGAAATCGCTGACGCCGCCGGGATACCATCCGGTTTTGGAGAACCAGCCGGCCAGCGCGCTGCCGACGGTGATGCCGGCGGCGTTGGAATCCGGGCCGTTCATGTCGAGAAAGGTGTTCGAAGCATCGCGCAAGCTGGCCAGCGCCACCCAGTCCACAGCAGCTATTTTATTGTCTAGCGAAGCGTTGCGGCAGTCGCTACCCGGTGTGACGGTCAGTCCGCCCAGCGTGCCGCTGCCGGTTGTCGCCAGATCGAGCACGTAACGCACGTAGTCGGTCGGCCGGTCGCTCGCGATGCAGTGCATGAACGCTGCCGGCCCGCATAAGGGGGTGTTGCCTTGGCTGATCAGGTACGGGTCGGTGGCGCGATCTCTTAGATCATCGGCAAATTGGCGGCGGTTATTTTGAATACAGTCAAAAGCAAGTTTGCCGCTGCCCTGCTCAAAATTGTTCAGCATCTGGTTGTACGGCACTTTCTTCTCTCCCCCTTATGGCTGCAGTGATGTCCTTCAAGCTTTCAGAACCGGCAAGGATTATAAACCGGACTATCCCTGACGAATACCCGCTACAGGTCGGCGGTATATGACTATGATATTATGATTATTATTTTGTCATTAATTTGCGAGTCGGCATCCGCTCCTCGCGCCGGACGGTAGCGCATGGCGGGTTTTATGCGCGTCAAGCTGTGCGGCGGATGCGACACGAGGCAACGCCGGGAAAGAATTCAATCGATGTGGTGCCGGCTGCGGGCAAGGGCGTGCGGGTGCCTGTGCGGCCGCGGCAGACGGCCGCATGTTGCGCTTCGCGGCGGATTCCCAGTCAAACCGTCGGGCGGCCGCGCTGTCGCTTCGGCTCGACAAAACAAAAACCCGCAAAACAGAGAATATTTTGCGGGTGGGGAGCGCGCGGCGCGGCAACGCCGGCGCCATCATGCAGTTGGCGGTTCCGCTGGTATCGACGTCGATCTTGACGGCCGCGACCGCGACCGCGGCAGTAAAACGCGTTTCGCCGCTGTGCACGGCATCGACGGTTTTATCCTGTCTGCGGCCAATTCGCTGCCGTGCCTGTCATGGCTGAAAGCGGGCAGGGCGCGGTGAGCGGCGCTACAGAATCTCCTCCTCGCTGCCGCCGGGATGGCGCACGAACAGGCGCCAGCTTTCGATGTATTCGTACGGATCGAGCGGCGGCTCGGGATGATGCGTCAAGGTATGGCTGCCATCGCCGTTGTCCGTCACTGTTACCCGTTCGGTGAGCTGCAGCCGCAGCGTCAGATGCATTCCGCCGGCTTCGCACGCCTCGGCCTCGAACGTAAAGCCTTCCTTATGCCGCTCGCCGTTCGCCAGCAGTTCGGGCTGATTGCGCGACAGCCAGTTCAGCACCGGCATCACCACCGTATCCGGATGCAGTGCATAATCGGGCAGCGTCACCCGCAACGTATAAACATACTCGAACCCCAGCGTGCCGGTATACGTGCTGCGGATGCTGCCCTTGTCGATGAACACCGTCAGTTTCTCGGGATGTTGCCGCAGTTCGGGCACTGCTGCTTCAAGCGCCTCGCGCAGACTCGCGGGTTTCAGCATGATTTTGCTTCCCTGCGGCCTGGCCGCCCGTTTCTGCTTTCAGCATCGCCTGCCGGCGTGACGATTCTATTCACCTCTTCTCTCCTGTCGATACTCGCGCTGACGGCTTTCCCGGTCGTTCGGCGACTGGACACGCGCTGCCGCGCGGCAAAATGCCTTCGTCATACGGTCATTGCGGCCATTGCCACAACTGGATGCGCTTTTGCACCTGCGGAACCGGCTGATCGGGCAGATTCACCCGCGTACCCATCGGTAGAATCGCGCCATGGCGGCACAGCCCCGGGTTCAGCATCAGCACTTGTTCGGTGACGCCGCCGGTGTAGCCGTAATAACGCTGACACAGCATATCCACCGTATCGTCCTGACGCGCAATTACTTCCATGATTCTCTGTCTCCTGCCTCATCATCCTGCCAGCCCGTTGCGGCTTCGGGAAGCCGCTGCCGATTGGCTGCTTCTGTCCGAACATCTGTCCTGCACGTGCTGCTTCGGTGCGGCTCCGCTGTTTGCTTGCATTCCCCGTTGATTTCTTCACTCTGCGCAAGGCCGAGCGCCCAGCGCAAGTCCTGCAACCGGAAGCGTGTTCTTTCCTTCCTGCGCCCCCTCGCGTCATCGCGCCCGGACGAAGCTGACAAGGTTTGATCGGCGCGGTCATCCTGCCCGATGGTTTGAGAAACTTTCTCCATATTCCTGCATGCGGTTGTTCATCTGCCTAATCATCGTGGCGCTGCGCTCCGGAGACAACGAAAACAAGTTGTCTTAGCGGCTCTCACACCGCCATGGCGCGGAATGACAATAGCCGGGGTCCAGATCGGTACAGTCGTTCATCCTCCAGCAATACTGCCTGCCATGGCGGTTTTCTTACAAAAACGTAATAAGATTATCTGAGGATTATCCGATGATGACTTTTTGAACAACCAGAGGAACTTCCTGATAAACAAATAGTTGCCTCTTCCCGGCAGCACGCCTTACCGAAATTACCTTTTCTGCCTGCCGCCGCCGGCATTTGTCCTCTGGGTGCATTGGAAAATGACTCGTGATTACGGCTTCACTGTAGTCTCTTATCCTTCAGATCCGTGGAAAGCGTTTACTGATTTGCACGAATGCGGGTTATCCACCATATAAAGCAAACTGCATTGAGAGGACCATTTGAATGGTATGGAAAATTTGAGCTGTCGCAACAAATCGATTGATTTTTTTAATGGAATTTGTTCAGGCTGATATGAATAAACCAATTTTTTCTATGACTTTGGCAATGGCGATTTTTTTATTCGTGACAGGCTGCAGAACGCCTGCCGCCTCCACGCCCGCGCTGGAGAAAAAAAGCGACAACGCATCATCCGACACGTCATGCGCGATTCTTCGCAGGGATGAAAATGGCAACGTCGTTTCCAGGGTCTGCGAAAAAAATCTGTCCGATGAAGAGAACGAGAAACTGGTCGAGGAGTATTACCGGCGCAATCCGAGTCGTGCGCCAAAGCTGCGACCCGATCGACCCATGCTGTACTGA